CAAAAGAAGGCATGACTACGCAACCGTGACGCTAAACTCGACAAACCTAAGTTCAGATTCAACCGAAAAGTCAACCATTTTATGTTCTATATGTGAGGGAAGAATCACAAGATCACCAGATGTTACTTGTTTAATAATATAATCACGAAAAGGACTATCGCCGTTATGATGAAAACGTTTCTTCGGTGCGATAGGATTGCGAATGATTAAGTTACCGGCATGGCCTTCTGCCGTAAGAAAAACGTATCCAGTAAAGTGTTGAGAATTGTCCGATCTAAAATCATCCTTAGGGTTAAACTTAGACACACATATGGATGAATCCATCAGATGAACTTGATGTTGTTGAGTATTGGCGCGAACTCCCATCGCATATTGAAGAATTGCATCTTTCACTTTATTGGAGATTTTATCAAAGATCTCATTATTAAAAAGAATATCCTTATTAATCGCATATGACGACCACACGTGGTCTGCATTATCAAGACGACCCCAACAATCGTCGTTTAATTCAATAAGACGGTCGATCTCCTTTTGTACAACCGTAAGATAACTCGCGTCGTCATCATCATTAAAAAAGTTTTGATGCATGACTGGCACGTGCAATGAATTATCAATCATCTTTTCTCCTCACTTCAAAGTATAGTATACAGTTATATATTCACAACCTACATGTGCTTTCTTTTCATATAGTAAGAGCTGTTTCTCGAAAAATTTGATTCCGCAACAGAACTAACTCTGCGATACCAGTCAGGATCATAGTGACACTTGACTTCTACTTTACTATCAGTCATAGGTACCATGTGAATCATTGGAATTCCTGCTTCGAGATTCAATACATCACTTACCTCTGAATTCATAAATGTATGAATGTTTGTTGATGACCCACCTCTAAAATTCCTAAATGCTGTTGGAATAATAAGTTTGTTTAAAAGATTTGCGTTGTTCCATGTGGCCGGTGCCCAGTTCCACAACAGATCTTTGTCCTTTGGTGAATACCCAATCCATGGGCTATGAAACTTGAAGTGTATTAAAGAATTTGACGGCATAAATCTACCTGCCTGAGAAGATGGGTGTGACTCAATCTTGGTACCATCTGCTGCGTCTGTAGAGTATCCGTTTTCGTTAACTTGTTTGTCAACTATAATTTCGCAACTTGTCCAAAGAGGAAGCGTATAACTGTATCGATATACGTCCATAAATCCTGGACATCTTTTCAGAGTATTAACACGATTTGCTTTAGTCTTAAATCTGTCATTAATGTATTCCTGCTGAATATCTTTCCACCACTGAGGAATAAATTTGTTAGACTTTTCAATAGGAAAATAATCATATGCCTTATAGTCTGTGGTTATAAAGTCGACTATAATCTTTTTACGTTTAGAGAGTATTGATATCATAATTATCTATTTTATCATATCGCGCGTCATTTGTAAATAGCTGATTTGCACCTGGAAAGTACAAATAATCTAACTTACTTTGATTCATTGTGTTGATAGCATGTTTAGGTGTTTCGACAAGAGGATGTCCTGCTAAATTCATACTAGTGTTAAGAAGAATGCCATGACCTGACATCTTTTTAAATTCTTTTAACAATTTATACAAATAACCGTCTCTCTTGTTCACTGTTTGAATTCTACATGTGTTATCTACATGAGTTACGCCTGGAATTATATCAGTTATCACCGGAAATGCAACAGTCATAAATGGACTTGAAGGCATTAGAGAAACATCAAAATAATTGTGCGCGTCTTCTTCAAGAACAATTGCTGCAAATGGACGATACCATTCTCTTCTTTTGATTTGATTAACTATTTCTTTGGCGTTTGGATTAAGAGCATTAAAAAGAATTGATCTATTTCCAAGTGCGCGCTGCCCTGCTTCAGCCTTTTCATTAAAAATGCCAACTGAATTGTTGCAAAACAAAAGTTTAGATATTGCCTTTAAGTTAGTTTTTTTACCTTCTTTAGGAATCTTATACAATTCGCCATGAAATGCTGTCGTTTTATTTTTCTTTACTTTTGGATGATGCCGCTTTCGCAACCTTTGGTATAAATCCATAGCGACACCTATAGAAAGACCTTTATCTGAACAGATAGGTTCAAAATAAAAATTAAGATAAGGAAACCTTTTAAGTAGATAATAATTTGTTACAACATTCATAGCGTATCCGCCGGAAAGACAAACATTTGTAATATCGGTTTCTTTTACCCATTTTTCTATTAAGTCCCCAGTTGCTACTTGAGATTGTTTTTGAACCGCATAACAGTAGTCAGCATATTTTTTATAGTTATATGGTGTAATTTTATCTACTGGATTTAATAGAAATGATTTTATGTTATCTTTTTGAAAAAAATCGTTATTTAATATATTTTCATAAACAAACATATTTTTAAAATTTTCATTATCATCTCCATAGGAACTTAATCCCATTGCTTTGCCGCACTCATTAACTGAGTTTCCTGTTACAACTGCGGCTGAGTCATAAAGAGTACCTATACCATTTGAGTTTTTATGATCGTATTCACTTAATGAAGGAATAAATTGGTCAGTCACATGTGTGCCAACTTGTCTAACTTTCTTATATAATAATTTTTTTCTATTTTTGTTATATTCAAAAACTGATTCACATTCACCCAATGAATTACCAATTTCATCAACAAAAACGGATCCACTTCCGTCAATAACAAATATCAAAGATTCATCAAATCCGCTATTATGATATGCCAGTGACGCATGACCGACATGATGTTTTTTGCTATAATCGTATTTTACTTGAGGGATATTTAATTCAGAAATAAACTTAGTGTTTTTACTATCGCATTCCCAGTTGACACTTACAGCAACTGCATCTATATTATACGATTTAACAATTTCATTCATTTGATCGTAAGGCAATTCTCGATCATGTTTAATGCCACTGATTCTTTCATTTAAGAAATATTTTTCAACACGGCCGTTTCTTAAGAGACAAATCGATGAATCATGACCTTCATGTACTCCTAGAATATTCATACTATATCACGTTACAAATTTTTTAAATAGTTGTATGTTATTTTTTTCGCTTGTGCCAAAAGTATTTGCGGTATCCATGACTAAGAACAGTACCGAGTATCGATGAGGTTTTATTTTGTTTCTTACTATCAATAGGTTTTATTTTATACGCGTTAAAATTATATCTTACAAAAGGAATAACTTGCACAAGAGGAGTACCCCTTTCTATAAAAAACTCACCGTCACCGCCTGTCCAAATGAACGGAAAATTAATATGATTATAGTAAGTATCAGTATCAACAATACCATCAATTAACTTAAATCGAGTCTCAAAGTGATTCATTGGAGTTGTGAAAAGACAAGATACACCTGGAAGCGTATTAATGATCCATGGATTGATAAACTTCATTAGATCTTTACCATACGACAAATGACTTGCCGGATGATTTTCAAGTTGATGGTATCCATGGTGTCCTAAACTTTGATTCACGGGCAAATTATCTGGAAAGGTTAATTCTATCTCACCATCTTTAGCCACAACAAAAAGATCTGACCATAAGGGTATAGTATAGCCAGCAGTAATTGCTTCCATAAAGGGAACACACCGTTTGGCTGTTCCACTTTGTGGATTACTATCTGATTGAACAGAAAGATTTTTGTAGTACTGCGGTATGCATTTACCTGAACGTTTTGGTTCAGGAAACACACCTAATAATGACTCATCGATTGAAAATGTAATCATAATAAAGTATTTTTTTTTTTACGGAGTAGTAGTCGGTTCCTCTGGCCATACAACATTGCCTGGAAATCCGGATTGATTTGTAATATCACGAAGTTCCTGGCGATAGTCTGACCATTCTTGCGGAACTGACTGACCCATATCGATATATTTAATTACAATCCAGTCCGTTTGTTCAAGAAGAAGGTCTCTGTCGGATCGATCTTTTTCTTCTTCAGACGGTTCATTATCGAGTGCTTCTTGTGTAATACGGTCAATTTCATTTTGACGATCAGTAAGAATTGCGTCGAACTCTGAGAAGTCAGTAATATCTTCATTTCTATCAGAGTATTCAACTTCTCCGTGATCGCCATACCATTGAACCGCATGAATATTGGAGTCAAGATTTGTTGTAGGAATCTGAAAAACAGTTTCACCGTTCAAATTTACATCTACGGTTCCGTTGCCGTTGTTGATGATAGTGAT